ATTGGATTTCCCCGGTCTTAAAGGCCAACCTTTTCTTGATAAACTAGATGAGGCAATAGCAGAAGAGTTTCCTAATAAGTTTGGTGGTAACAAGAAAAAGAATTCTAGTAGTAGTCCTGTAGAGTCAGGATCAGGGCGTCAAAGCAGGGCAAGCAGTAATGCTCAAAGCTACGACAACTTGCCTCCTGAAGCTAAAGCTGCTTGTGATCGGTTTGTTAAGCAGAAGCTTATGACCCGAGAATCTTATGTAGCAGACTTCGACTGGAACTAAGTTTTTAACCACACTACTAAAGGAAAACTAATATGCCTCGCGCTCTAAATTATGAAGAGAGGGCTGAACGCCTTCTCGAAAAGCAAGAAAAACGAAATGCACCAGCTCCTGCAATGGACGGTTCAACTCGTAAACGCCGCAATGTATTTAACGGTACTGAAGCTAAGCTAGGGGTTAGGGATCAAATCCCCGGATACCATCTTCACATCTTTACGGATACTGGAGGTCGTATTCAAGAAGCTGTAGATAGCGGTTATGAGTTTGTCACCCCTACGGAAGTAGGTGGTGTGAGTGAGAATGTGGTTAGCCGTAATGGTGACCTTGGAGAAAGGATTAGGTATCTGGTTAACCCTCGTGCAGAGGGAACTGAGCAGTATGGATACCTGATGAAGACTCGGCAAGAATGGTATGAGGAAGATCAAGCCGACCTTCAGGCTAAAAACAATCGCATTGATGCTGCTATTCGTATGGGCAAGATCACTGGGGATAATCCTGGGTTCTATGTTCCTACAGGTGGTATCAAAATCACTTGAATTTAATATTGGAGAATTAAATGGCAAACACAAATCGCCCAGGCGGTCTAAAGCCTGTTAGTTATCTCAACGGGGCACCCTACACTGGGCAAGCTCGGTTGTACTCGGTTCCTGTCAGTAGTTCAGCAATGTACATTGGTGATCCAGTTACCCTTAGTGGTTCAGCAGACACTAATGGTCTTGCTGGTATCTCTATTGGTATTGCTGGTTCAGCAGTTATTGGTGTTGTGGTTGGTTTCGTTGTTGCTCCTCCTGGCGTTAGCTTGGTTGCTACCAACATTGACTTGACTGTCCGTAGCATTCCAGTTAGCTCAACTGTTGTTCAGTACGCTCTTGTTGCTGATGATCCAAACTTGATCTTTGAGATTCAAGATGGTCAGACTGTTCCTACTGCTGTAACGGATATTGGTCAAAACACTAATTTCCTTATTGCTGCTGGTGCAACTACCTATAGCGACTCTGGCACAGTGACTGCTGCTACTCTTACGGCTGGCACCACTTCTAACTTGAAGCTTATGGGCTTTACCCAACGGATTGACAACAGTCCGGGTTCTGCTTATGCAAAGTTGCTGGTTAAGATTAACAATCATGTCTACGGTGCCGGTACTGGTACTGCTGTCATTTAATTATTGGAGAATAGATTATGGCTGGAATTATCTCAACCAGTTCACACCCAAAAGCACTATGGCCTGGTATTAAGGCTTGGTGGGGTCAGACTTACAACGAACATCCCGAAGAGTATGGCGACCTTTTTGATAAGGATACCTCTAACCAAAACTATGAGGAAGACGTTCAAATGACTGGTTTTGGTTTGGTGCCAGTTAAGTCTGAAGGCTCTGGGGTGCAATATGACTCTGAAGTCCAAGGCTTTGTAACTCGTTATACGCACATTGCGTATGCTATGGGTTATATTGTTACCAAAGAAGAGATGGACGATAACCTGTATGAGCAGGTGTCCAAGAAGCGTGCTGCTGCGTTGGCTATGTCTTTCCGTCAAACGAAAGAAAATATTGCTGCTAACGTTTACAACCGCGCATTCAACAGTACCTACAAGGGTGGTGATGGTGTTCAGCTTTGCTCGACAGCACACACTAACACCACTGGTGGTACATGGGCTAACAAGCCTGCCGTTGATGTTGATTTGAGTGAAGCTGCTCTTGAAGATGCTGTGATTGCTATTATGGGTTTGCAGAACGACCGTGGTTTGGTGGTCGCTATTCAACCTAATAGTCTTCACATTGCTCGTCAAGAACTGTTTAATGCTCAACGCATTCTGAACTCTTCGTACCAAACTGGTAATGCCAACAATGACATTAACGTCATTAACACTGGTAACTACCTTCCTGGTGGCTTCAAAGTAAACCATTACTTTTCGGCACCCCATGCTTGGTTTATCCGTAACACCATCCCTGGTGGCACGGGCATGAAGTACTATGATCGTCATGCAATTACCTTTGACATGGACAATGATTTTG